ATCTGCTAGTTGTCTATATAAATTTTCTGCCATCTCCCAAGTTGCTTCGGCTGCAGATAATCTTGTTGCTGTGTCTGTTAGTTTTTCTTTTGCAACTTCAATATCTCTTTCAAGATTGATAAGAGTTTGTTTATTTGCTTCAATAGTATCAGTTAAACTTAATACATATCTAACTGATGTGAAAGTTCCGGCTAGTATAGCTGCTACAACCGGAACAATCACTATATTTTTTTTAACCCATTCAAACTTGGATAATTTATTTTTTTTATTCATTTGTACTTATTGGTTCGCTAGGACTACACCTACATTCATCACATTTACAGCCTTGATGATCTGCTTCTATGCAATGACATAAATGTCCACATTTTTTACAAGTCCTATCGTCCATTACTTGTCTTTGTAAAAATCTTTAAATAGCCAGTCAGTGTATTTTTTTAACTGCTTTTTAATCCATTTAATCATTTTTTTTCTCCTCAATCTCGTAAAAGAAGTTATCCGTATCTTCGGTCTTCCATTTACTTGTGTTTTCAACATTCCATTCAGAAGTCTGCACTTTCCAATCTGGTACCTCATCCTTAACTGTAAAAGATGGTATGTCCCAAATACATCTGTTGTTAGGTTGTGCTGCATAGTTCCCGTCGTTGAGGGCTATGATGTGAGCGCACTTATGCTCGTGCGGAATTTCCGAATGGTCGGTGTCAACTATATTAACTTCAGGATGAGCAAAGTCAACCGTAAATAGGTATGCACCCTCATGCCATTTTTTGTCTTTGCCTATGTATTTGCCTGATTGTCCGTCTAGAATATCCCAAGAAGTAATAGCAGGATAATAACTGAAACAATTCCATAACTGAAGCTCATCAAGTCTGCGTCTAGGAACTTCTTCTGGTTTAAAGCCTCTTTGAATGAACGCAGATATCGGGAGACGATAGAAGACAGCTCCATTTTCCATAATACAATGAAAAAGGATGGCACGCCCCGTAATAGCCGAAAGACCAAAAATAATACAGTCTTCAACTTCTCCATGATGTTTCTTAAGGTCATAAAGATACTCTCTTCTTATCTGTGCGTATTGTACAGGTATGTTTGCATTTAAATAAGCCATAATAAATCCTCATTTTATTTCGCCCCAGTTCTTACCAAACTCATAATCTACTTTGTTTGGAACTTCAAGTTCTACGGCTGTTTCCATAATATCTTTTATTCTTTGGGCCTCCTTTTCAGATCCTATAGATATATCTAATTCATCGTGAACTTGTAAATGCGGTATGATCCCTTCTTTATGTAAATCAATCATAGCTTTCTTTGTCATGTCCGCAGCAGATCCTTGTATCAATCTATTCAAAGCTTTGTATGTGTATGCTCTTCTGATCCCTGGTCCGTGTTCCGATAACGCTGCTTCGTGTGGTAGTGCTTTATGTATACCAAATTGATTTGGTTCCCATAAATGAAACCTGCACAATCTTCCTTTCAAAGTTCTTATTTGTCCTCTGTCTTGGGCTCTGGACATAACAGCATCCATAAGTTGTTTAACAAATGGAACTTTAGAATGATATTGTTTGAACAAATCATCAGCTTGTAATTTATTTATACCAAGCTCTGCCTGTAATTTATTTTTACCCATACCATAAAACAAACCAAGATTAATTGTTTTAGCTTGTGTTCTAGGTATGTCAGCCATATCTGCTACAATCTGGTGAAAGTCTGCATCGCCCTCCATGTATGCATGTACAACATCATCAACACCATATAAGTTTTGTAGAGCTGCATAGTGCACAACTAGACGTGGTTCTTGTTGGTTATAATCAAAGCAACCCCAGGTATGATCTTCTTCTGGTAAGAACAATGATCTGATCCGTGGTCCGAGGTCTTTGTTACGTGCCGGAATCTGCTGTAAATTAGGGTTATTCATCGAAAATCTACCGGTGACTGTCCCACCACCCTCTGATCTCAATTGGTTAATCTCCGCATGGATACGGCCGTTTAAACTATACTTTAGAATGGTATCTATAAATGTAGTGTGAGCTTTATTGATCTCACGTGCTTTTGCTATTTTTTTGACTATTGGGTGTGGGTGATTTGATAAAAAGTTTTTAGTAAATGAGGGTGCTTTAGTTTTAATTGTTCTGTCGTAAGGTAGACCTAACTTATCAAATACTTTGGCTATAGACCTTGCAGCCCAAATTTGTACTTCTATTTTAGTATCAGCATATACACTACCTAGTAAGTGTTTTTCCTCGGCTAACATAAGTTTCTTTTCTCTGTATGCTTGCTCTTGATCAACTCTTACTCCTAAAAATCTCATATCAACCAACACAGGGAATAATTCTGTTTCCATATTAAAAATAGATTCAATGTCCTGGTGTAAAATTTCTTTTTTACATTCCTGCCACAACTCAAATGTGAGTTGGGCGTCACGCTCTGCGTAAGCTCCAACGTACATGGCTGGGAGTTTGTACATCTCTGCTTTAGGGTCTACACCCCAAGACTTTGCAGCTTCATATAATTGAGTTTCGTCTTTACCTTTACCAAGATAATCTCTGGATATACCATTTAAATCATATCGTAATCTATTTTCATTTATCAGAGCTGAAGCAATCATAGTATCAACTATTCTACCTCTTACATTTATACCTATAGATCTTAACCAACAAATGTCATACATGGCATTGTGAAAAATTTTTGTAGAACTTGTATTCATTTGGTCCTGCAACCATTTTAAAACCATCTTACGATCCATGTTGCCACCACCTTCGTGAGCAATTGGATAGTATGCACACCAATCCCCTGTAGATAATGATACACCTACAACGTCACCGACTTTTACAACAGATCCTGATCCCATCCTTTCGTTAAGATTTGGATCTTTTGTTTCCAAGTCTATTGCTATTTCATCGTATTTTCCAAGATCTGGAAAATCTGTTGGTGGTAACCACTCCGTTTGTGGTTTAAATATCGGTTTCTGCATAGTCCCTCTCTATCGCCATTTCAATATAATGTATTGCTTTTAATAGATCTTCTTTCTGCCCCTTTGCTTTGTGTCTGCACAGATACTTTATAGCATTGCCCTCTGCAAACGGCAAGTTGTTCTTGTTTATAAATTCACTTGCCTGAATCTTCATTGAGCGGTAGTGGTCACCACCTATTTGTTTTTTGTATGTGTTTTTCATATTTTATATCCCTTGTATATGTCTTTTGGTCTGATGATATGTAAATGATTTTTTGTTCTAGTTGCACCAACATAGAATAGTCTGTTCTCATCATCAGGATTTTGTTCGTAATTTCTTTGTGTATTTTTAGATAAATCAGTCAGGAGAATTACGTTATCCTGCTCACCACCTTTAACACCATGTATAGTTGATAAAGTTATACGAGGTTTTTTATTTAATTGTTCACCGTTCTCTCTCATACGTCTTATGTATCTTATTTTGTGTTCAGGAGCAGCATCAAGAGCCTCATACCAAACTTTTTGTGTGTTTAAACCTTTTTTCTGATAAAGTTCATTCATATGATATGATGCATCTTTATCTAAATATTGTAGTTCTTCTTTTTGATAATTTCTTGGAGACATAAAAGAAGCTATTCTTTTTATTTGTTCATAATTAATTACTTTATTGTTTCTTAAATCTTCCCAATCAATTATAGCAAGGTACAACTCTTGTTCATTATTTGTTTTAAATTTGTTCTCATAATACAATCCTTGCGAGTACAACTTATCCTCAAGTTCATTTAACATAAATCTAGTTCTTGCTAACACTAACCAATTACCTTTTTTCATGCTAACTTGTTCAAAGTCATCATAGTATGAAAGTAAACCTCTTTGCGTTTTTGGTCTCCATTCTTTTGGTAATCTGTTTTGTATTCTTGTTACTATCCTAGATGCAATATCATGAACTACCTGCGGTATTCGGTATGACTGTGTCAACTGAATTATCTTTCCCGTCTGTGCTATAAAACTATCTACATCTGCACCAGCCCATCTAAATATAGCTTGATCATCATCACCTGCAATATACGTATCTTTTGTTTTATCCCATATTGATCTTGCCATATCCCATTGGGATAATGATAGATCCTGTGCTTCATCTATAAACACGACATCAAACCTAGGCGACTTGTCAGACTTAATAAATTCTGTAATCATGTCTGTAAAATCAATTAAATTATATTCTTTTTTGTATCTCGACAATTCGTTTGAAAACCTTTTTAATTCAGATTCTGTTATGTCTTGAGTGTGTTGTCTTAAATTATATTGTTCTTCTGGTGTAATGTTTCGTAGTTTAGCAAGTTGTACTATTCGCAGTAGATCACTTTTAGTTGTAAACAAACCACTCTCGTTGTTGTCATATTCGTGGTAATCTAATTTCATTTTTAATTTTTTACCCAAATCTTCGTAGTGCATTTTTTGCATTACGTTTTGTTTTTTTATACCTAGTTTTCTAAACGCCAATGAATGTAGTGTTCTAAAATATGGTAAGTCATCTTCACTGTAATTAAATCTAGACATAGCTCTGTCTCTTGCTTCGTATGCAGCTTTTTGTGTAAAAGAAAAATATCCTATCTTGTCTGGATCTGTTTCCTTAAGATATTTATCTACTTCATTTAACAGGGTTGTGGTCTTACCTGTTCCAGGTGGACCAAGTACAATTGTTTTCAAAAAGCATCCTCCTTTTTATATTGAATAGGTTGTGTTTTTACATTTTGTTTTTTAAATTGTTTGACTCTCATAACAGATAATTTTTTCTTACCTATACTCATTCTAACTTGTTCGCAATTACAGTGTAAAACTAGCCATGTTAAAGTTTCTTCTTGTTTAGCTGGCCATTTACGTCTCAATAAAAACTTATGAAAAAAATGAGTATATATAAAATGATGGTGGTTTTCAAAATTCCAAACGTTACCAAATATCATATCTTCTTTTACAGAACCTTCTGCTGTTCTGTCCGTGCACCACTCCTCTAAATTATCTGTTAGTTGTTCTATTTTAGAAGACCCTGCTGGTGGTTCTATGATTTCCATAGTCTCCATAAGCGGGTCCATAAATTCACCAAATTCTTTTTTTGTAAGATCAGGAACTCTTTTATTTATTTGTTTTGCTATCGCTCTTTTGAATAATCTTTGTTGTAATAGATAATCTACGTTATCTAATTTTATTCTATCTCCATCAACGTTTATAAAATAATAAGGTTCTTCTAAATTAATTTTTTGAAGCCCACTTAATTGTGGAAATATTTTTTGTCTACCAACACCAAATTTTCTAGTGCCACATAATTTTTTATCACAATGATCACACATAGGATCTTCATGACACTTGTATCCGTATTCTTTATTATCTTTTTTAAATTTTTCTATTGTATCGTCAGGGTAAGGTGGGTTGAAATATTTGTGATTAAAGTAATTTAATTTGTTTCGCCACTCTTCTGGCCACTTCTTTTTAGCGTAAACTCTGTATTGAAACAATATCCTATCTCGACCATCGTTTAATTTTTCTTTTGTTAAAGATTCTAAACATGGTGGTCCGTCACTAAATTCAGAATAAGGTCTTTCTATCTTCAACGACTGTAATTCTTCTGGAGTGATTCGTTTTACGTTAGATAAAAAGCTATCTATTGTAATAGCATTTCCAGAATTGTCATAAGCATATCTTGTTGAATTTTTACAATTAAAGTATGGTAAATTAAGAAAGTTTCCTGTATCATCTTGCGATTTTAATTGAACTTGTTTTGGAAAAACTTCTGCATTACCAAAACCTAATATCGCACTAATAGACATAAGTTTATCTCTCATTAATTTTGCAGGAACATCATCAGAAGTATATAAAAATATATGTGCTCCACCGCTTTTAGATCTACAAACAGTTAATGGTAATTTAAAAGAATTTATTTTTTTAATAATTGCTGAATGATCAAGAGTGTATTTATCTACATCAATACATCCCCATCTACATTTATTGTCTTCATTGATTGGTATAATACCAAGACTAGGTTCTATTCCGTTTAGATGATTTTGCCAAAGCTGTTCAGTAACAGGTTCTCTTTTTACAAATGATTTACCTTTAATTTTAAGTCCATCGGTATCTTTCTTGTCCACATAGGTGCAACCATGCGCTCGCTTTAATCCTGTAAATAGTTCTACAAACTCTTTCATAAATCCTTAATGGCTGGGGCGGGTCCAGTCTCCCTTTGCCGCCCCATACCCATTCACCCTGATAGGATGAATTATTTAATATGGTGCCTCGGATTTGGATTCTTGATCGCCGTGTTTTACTTTCACATCGCCTTTAGAGACATTAGCTCCAAAGTCTTTTGCTATTTTGTAAATACCAGCGTCTGAAATAGGACCAACTCTAGACACATCCCAACCAAACCAAGTACCTTTGTCGTTAGACTGTTGTACTGTTTTTAGTTTATAAATATGGCTATATGTTGGCGGCGTAAACATACCGTTTTTACCCTGCATTTTTAAACCCATCATCATTGAGTTCCACTTTCTACTCACTTTTAATTGAGTAGCTTTCATAGAAATCAAAGCTGTTGTTGGGGTTTCGCCGAGTACAACCACGAAGTGACTTGCAGTATTTTCAAGATAGTTACCATTAGCTAATCTATCCTTATTAAACTTGTCTCTTGTAGTTGATGGTAAGTCATCTCCAGCATCGTATATTTTTACCGGAGCTCCCTGACTCTCGCCTCTGTCTTGCCATTCTATGTGCTGTCTTTTGTAATGCACAGGAACGACATCTATCCCTTTCATGCCATCATAAATCTCGTTCGTCACGGTATTTATAATCATGCCAGGTTCTGCACCTTCAACATGTTTCGCATCCCTCTTGTTACACTCGGGAGATAGTTGGCCAAGAACTTTTAAGAACGGTAGCGCAAGATCTTCTTGCGTCATGTTCAGTCCCTGACCTGCATCAGCTTCAAAATTAACTGTAGCCAATGCTCCGTTTTCTTTTTTTGTTACATTGTTCATGTTTATTGTTTCCTTTTTATTGTTGTTTTATTTCCAACAAATATGTTGAAAAGTTCCGTTGGCATTTCTTTACCGCCTTCCAATCGTTCACGGACTAACGCTTTCAAAGTCATGGGCTCAACCTTCAACTTTTGTGTCGGTTGTAGCCCTTGACCTTTCGCAAGTTCGGCATAATCAGCCGCCTTGTTATCTTCGTTTCGACCAAAGGATACGGATATCTCATTTTTGATTATATCCCCTAGTCCATTTTTACGAAGCCAGTTAAACGCCTCCTCTTTTTTGGCTTGAGTAATAGTGGCGCTGTAATTTGTTTTAACTTCTACAGATGATCCATCTGCTAATTTAAGAAATGATAAACCCATTTCTGATAACATAGTGGGTATCACTTCTGATGATAAATGTTCTAAATGTTTTTTCTTTTGTTTGATTTGCTCTTCATCCATTTCGAGAGCTTTTTGTACCGCTTGCATTTCTTTTATCTTGTCTGCAAGCTTGTTTATATTTTCTGTCTTATTAATAACTTGTTCTTGGTCTTTTTCAAAATCAATCGTCATTCTTTGCTCCTGTTCCGTAAACATCAATCTCAATAGGATAGTATTTCTTTTCTTGTCTATCCCACTTCAAGAGATTAAATTTACCGTTTGTTAAGTCTGATACCAAACAACAAACTACACCTATAATAGCAGGATCTCCTGTTAATAGCAAATAGTCTGTAGGTTTGAAATCTTTGACTAAATTTTTTAGTTTAAAAATTAAAGGACCAGGAGAAAAAATCATTTGTGATCTTTCGTCCAATAAAAATTTTAAGTTACCATATTCAGATGCACCCATAATATTAAATTTAGGACGACCCTCTCTTGTGCCTGCAATCTCTTGCACCACATATACAGTAGACTTACTAGTCTTTATATCTTTGTAATCCATACTTTCAAAACTTTCATATTGACATTTATAATATATCCTATATATTAAGTCAATAGAAAGATGAAATATAAATTTAAAACGAAGCCATATCGTCATCAATTGACGGCGTTAGAAAAGTCTTGGAACAGAGAGAACTTTGCCTATTTCATGGAAATGGGTACAGGTAAAACTAAAGTGTTAATAGACAATGCCGCTATGCTTTATGATAAAGGTAAAATAGATGGACTACTTGTGGTTGCACCGAAAGGTGTTATTGGTACTTGGCATAAAAAAGAAATACCAACTCACTTACCAGAACATATAGAAAGTGTGTCCGTTTTGTGGCAAGCCAATATTAATAAAAAACAACTTGAAAAATTAAAAAGTGTTATGGCTCAAGGTCATGAACTTCATATACTTGTTATGAATGTAGAAGCATTTAGCACAGACAAAGGTAAAAACTTTGCCATAGATTTTTTAATTGCACACAATGCTCTTGTAGCTATTGATGAAAGTACAACTATAAAAAATCCTAAAGCAAAAAGAACTAAAAACATATTGTCTATGAGACACCTAGCTAAATATAGAAGAGTGATGACAGGTTCTCCTGTAACTAAAAACCCGTTGGACTTATACACGCAGTGCGAGTTTCTAGATCCAGCGTTGTTAGATTTCCCATCTTATTATGCATTTAGAAATAGATATGCAGAGATGAGAACTATGCACGTAGGTGGACGTTCAATACAAGTAGTACATCAATTTAGAAATTTAGACGAGTTATCCGACTCAATCAAATCATTCTCATACAGAGTGTTGAAAGAAGATTGTTTGGATTTACCACCTAAAATATTTATGGAACGAGAAATAGAATTAAGTAAAGAACAACAAAAAGTATATGAACAAATGAGAAAAGAAGCTACTGCATTTCTTAATGGTAAACGTGTATCTACTATGACGGTGCTAACACAACTTATGCGACTACAACAAATAACTTGTGGTCATTTCACAGCTGATGACGGCACAATACAAGACATCAAGAACAATCGTGTAGATGAACTTATGGATGTATTAGATGAAGTAGAAGGTAAAGCAATTATTTGGGGACACTTTCAACGTGATGTTGAGACAATATTTAAAGCCATAGAGAAAGAATATGGTCCGGGATCCGTGGTCCATTATTATGGTAAGACGTTGCCCGAACAACGAGACTATGCCATTGATGCATTTCAAAAAGGTAAAGCTAGATTCTTTGTAGGCACA